TAATTTTAAGTTGGTTGAGAATGCCTTACATCCAGATAATTGTGCTTATTTAACTGATTACTTGAGAAAGCATTCTGAATCTGGAAATTATGTTCCAGACGTTCAATGCACAATAAGCGCACCACTAGAAAATGATCCTATACTTGAAAAATTGTTAGAAGAATTTTTGCCAAAAATGGAACTAGAGACAGGCAAAAAACTTTTTCCAACATACGCATACGCTAGATATTATAAAAAAGGCGAAGTTATGCTTTGTCATACTGACAGGCCATCGTGCGAAATAAGCGCAACAATTACTCTTGGATTTGATTCTGAAGTTTGGCCTATTTTTATGGCAGATCAAGGATCTGAAACTGATCAAGGAATTATTGGCCAAAATGGAAAAATATCCAGAATAAAAAACATTCAAAAGTTTTTAATGAATGTTGGTGATGCGGTTATATATCGAGGATGCGACGCTCCACATTGGAGAGAAGAATTTAAAGGCGAATGGCAGGCGCAAGTATTTTTACATTATGTTGACCAAGACGGCCCAAACGCAGAATGGAAGTTTGACAAAAGGAAATGTTTGTCGCACATGGATAATAAAGATACATCAAACGATGAAATATTCTTTTGGTATGTGGACGATGCCATATCAAAAGCATCATGCGATTTGATGATAGAAAAGTTTGAGCAAACAGAAGGTTTTCAAAAAGCTCAAATTGGTGGTGTAAAAGATGGATCTGTTGATCTCAATGTTAGAGATGTCAACAAATTAGCAATTACAAATGAGATTGGCATAGGCGCAACCTTGACAGGCATTGGATTTAACATTAACCAAAGATCATGGAAATTTGATGTAACAAGGAGCAATCAGTGCGAATACTTACGTTACGATCAAAACGGACATTACAAGACTCACGTTGACTCGTGGATTAATCCAAGTGAAAAAGAGTGCAGAAAAATAACTGTATTGGCGTTTTTAAATGATGATTTTGAAGGCGGCAAATTTTATCTACAACATGGTTCAGAAAGGATATATCCTAACCAAAGCAAAGGAACTGTTATAGCGTTTCCGAGCTTTATGAATCATGGAGTCGAGCCAGTAACGTCTGGCATAAGGCGTAGCATAGTTACATGGATTGTCGGGCCTTGGTTTAGATAACATGAAACAACACCATAAATTACTTATATCTCAGGCGCTCATACATCTAATTGGGATAGTAGGCATTTTTCTATATTTTGACGCTAAATTCTTATGGTTAACTGCCGCAGGAGTGTTTTTGTTTGCTCATTTGGGCATAGGAATTTATTGTCACAGATATCTAGCTCATCAATCGTTTGAAACTAGCGCTTTTGTTGAGAAAATATTAAATTTTTTATCAATTATGTGTTTGCAAGGGCCGCCAATGGTATGGGCGGCAAACCATGTTACTCACCATAAGAACGCTGATCAAGACGGAGATCCGCATCCAGCAAGCTCATGGTTAAGGACTTGGTTTTGGATAGGTACGGACAAAAACTCTGTTATATGCCAAAAGACAATAAAAAGGCTGTCAAAGGACAAAATACACAAAAACACAAATAAACACTATTACAAAATATATTGGTCAATTATCATTATTTCTAGCTTTTTTGACTTTAAGGCGACTTTGTATTTGTTTGTTTTGCCTGTTATTTACGCATTCCATATGTCTTCATTTACTAACGTAATACTGCATAAATTTGGATACAGAAACTTTGAAACTAACGATAAATCGATGAATTTGCCGATACCTATACTGTTAGATAGCGCATATCACAACAATCATCACGCTATGCCTAAATCTTACAATATGGCAGTTAAATGGCACGAGTTTGATATGTTAGGTCATGTGATAGATTTAATAAGGAAGTAACAAATGGCTCTAATACCACTACAGATACAGGCCGGAGTTTTTAGAAACGGCACAGAATTTGAGCAATCAAACAGATGGCGAGATGCTAGTTTGGTTCGCTGGCATAACGGCTCGATGAGGCCTGTGGGCGGTTGGTCTACCAGAGTTGCTTCTGGATTTGATGCCGCCGCCAGAGGAATGCACACTTGGGTTGATAACTCAGATGACAGTCACATAGTTGCTGGAACTTATGCAAAATTGTTTCACGTTACCGCGTCTGGAACCGTAGTTGAGATCACTCCATCCGGGCTAACTGTTGGATCAGAAGATGCCGCAGTTAATCTTGGATATGGAGGAGGATATTATGGACTTGGATATTACGGAGTTGAAAGGCCAAATACTGGAGTATTTCAGGAGGCCACAACTTGGTCATTGGATAACTGGGGCGAGTATCTCGTTGCCTGTTCTCCTCAAGATGGCAAGTTATATGAGTGGCAACTTAATACTGGAGTTGTAGCCGCGCAAATATCAAATGCTCCTGTTGATAACTTAGGATTGATAGTTACAGAAGAAAGATTTTTATTTGCTCTTGGCGCTGGCGGCAATCCAAGAAAAGTACAGTGGTGCGATAGGGAAGATAACACGACGTGGACTCCTGCCGCGACAAACGAGGCTGGCGACATTGAGTTGCAGACAAATGGCCAAATTATGGCCGCCGTTAGAGTTAGAGGTAAAACTTTGATCGTAACTGATAACGACGCTCATTCTGCTACTTACCAAGGGCCACCGTTTGTTTACGGATTTGAAAGAGTTGGAACCGCTTGCGGTCTTGTATCTCGAAAGGCTATAGCTTCAATTGACGATGGCGCTTTTTGGATGGGGGCAAGAGGCTTCTTTATCTTCGATGGATCTATAGCAAGAGAGATTCCATGTGACGTATCTGATTATGTTTTTGCTGATATAAACAAAAACCAAATAAGCAAGACCTACGCAGTGCATAACAGTCAGTACGGCGAAATATGGTGGTTTTATCCAAGCAATGACTCATTAGAAAACAACAAATATGTGGCTTTTGATTACCTTGAAAAACACTGGGAAATAGGCGAAATCGACAGAACTTGCGGTGTTGATCGTGGAGTTTTTACAAATCCAATATGGGTTGACGCGAGTGGAAACCTTTATGACCAAGAGTTAAGCGAGCAATTGGGGCATGGATCTTATGACGTTTTTGCAGAAACCGGCCCAATAAGCCTTGGGGCTGGCGATAACATAATGAAAGTTACAAGCCTCATACCTGACGAAAAAACACAAGGTGACGTGACCGTAACGTTTAAAACTAGGTTCTATCCAAATGACTCAGAATCGTCGTTTGGGCCGTATACCATGTCAAATCCTACTGACGTTAGGTTTAGCGGCCGTCAGGTAAGGATGCGCGTTGACGGCGCGAGAAATACTGCTTGGAGGTCTGGCGTAATGAGGATTGAAGCCAAGCCGGGAGGTAACCGTTGAGTTCGCCTTTACCGCCAAATCCAAATACCGGAAATTGGCAGATATGGGCCGAAAGGTTAAATGCATTCTTAACTAGGACAAGAGATGTTCTAAGAAGTTTAACCAACGGAGACTCAGCCGCAGAAGATGGCGTTCTCATGTGGGATCGCTCAATCGAGCATCCAGTTGTTTCTCTTGACGGGGAATGGGTTCCTCTTGCCTATGGCGACAATGAATACATGGGCTATGGATATGGCGCATTTTTAGATTTTAGCGATCAAACCGCAGGAACAGTTGACACCGCAACGGCTATAACTTGGGGCCAAACGGCATATTCAAAAAATATATCCGTAGGCAGTCCCAGCAGTAGAATAGTGTTTCAAAAAGCAGGAAAATACTACATTCACTTTACTGCACAACTAAATTCTCAGTCAGCGAATGCAAAAACATTTTGGTTTTGGCCAAGGTTAAACGGAACTGACGTAACTGGTTCCACCATGAGAATAACTATGCACGATAACGATGAGGCAAAAACCATAGCAAGGGCGGCCATATTCGATGTATCTGCAAATGACTATTTAGAGGCAATGTTTGCCGTAGATGACCTAGATACAGCCTTGAAATCATACGCGGCAGAAACATTTTGCCCAGCAGTTCCATCTGTAACTTTGATGATAAAAAGCATAGCTTAATGACAAATAATGCCAGAAATACTCTTACAGAGGAGCTTGTCAGGTGTAAAGTTTGGATTGAAAACGCTTTGGCTTACTCTGGCGATACTCACACTTTCGACGATATTGCTCTTGGCGTTCTTGGTCACCGTTATCAGTTGTGGCCTCTTGAGAACAGTTGTGCGGTGACAGAATTTGTTGAATATCCTAGACAAAAACACTTTCACGTTTTTTTAGCTGGTGGTACGCTTAACGAAATTTTACAGCTAAATGAGCCATTTGCTCAGTTTGCTAAGGCCCATAAATGTAGCGCTATGACAATAGCTGGAAGGCCTGGATGGGAAAAGATACTAGACAAGTTAGGCTGGGAATACCAGTTTACAACGCTTAAAAGGGAGATTTAAATGGGCGGCGGCGGAAAAGGCGGAAGCAGAACTCAAACAACTGAAATGCCAGCATTTATGAGGCCCTATGTTGAGAGAAACTTACAAAGGGCAGAAACTGCACAAAAGGTTGGATATCAGCCGTATTTTGGGCCTGATATTGCCGCTTTTAATCCTACTCAAGAGGCGGCTTTTAATGCAAACATAGGAGCCGCAGAAGCGTTCGGATTAGTTCCTAGAGGATCTGTAACTGCAATGCAAGGCATGGCTCCAGAGCCACAAACATTTGAAGGTGGTCTTAGAGCATATTCATCTGCGCCATTGTATGAGCAAGCCCTGGCTGAGTATAAATCAAGGATGCCTGGACAAGTTGCTCAATACAACAAATTGTTTGTTGATCCTTATAACGTTGAAGGTAGCGCTGGATATGCTAATCCTGTGAGCGAAAATACTTCTCAATACACTCCAGTTGGAACGATAGCAAGTTTAAAGGCGCCCAATTCTTGGGCAATATGGGATCCTCGTAGTCGAGGAACATTAGCTTACAACAGCCCTATTCCGCAAGGATGGCAACTTATAGGTGACGATCTGGTTTATAAAACAGAAGAACACGGTATGGCGGCTGATTTTATCGATGGAAAGTGGTTTCATCCTACTA